CTATTCCGAACTTTCCATTGCCTATTTTTTCTAGTATTTTATATTTCTTATTGAGAACCTTATTAGCATTCATTTTATTGTTATTATTGTTATAATCTTTATTATAATATATAATAATCTAACTTATAAATATCTTCATAATTATTATTATAAATAATTATGATGCAAAAAATGGACATAAATGAACTATTTGAGAACGCATTGAAAGATCCAAATTTGTTCTCCAATATTGATATTGATAAATTATTAGAAACAATTGAGAATGATAAAAATGATTATCTTGAAAATAAATCAATGAAAACAATTACGAATGAAATATACGAGACACTAAATAAATTACAAATGCCACAGAAGAAAAGGTTTGAATATTGCCAAAAATTGGTAGGATATCGTCTAGTAGATGATGTCCATGAATTACATAAAGGTAAACATATAAGGTGGATAAGAGAAAGTTCTCCAAATATGGCATTAACAAACGGTGGAATAGTAATGGATATAAAATTCTTAGATAATGGAACACAGGTTTTGTGCATGAGTGCAGGAAATCGGTTTATTCAATTTAAATTTGATGAATGTATTATATTTCAAAAAATGACGATGGAGGAACAACTTATTATCATGGCTTATGAACATCTGGCAAATACAGGTTGAAAACAAAAAACAAAAAACAAAAAACAAAAAACAAAAAACAAAAAACAAAAAACAAAAAACAAAAAACAAAAAACGAAAAATTATTTATTAGTTTTTCTTGTTTTAGATTTATTAGTTTTTTTAGATTTGTAAGTTAATTTATGTTTCTTAGATTTTGTATTTTTATTTGATTTTCCTTTTCTGCGAGATTTTTTTCCTCCATCAGACATCAGTTCATCTGTTTTCAAATTATTAGGATATACAATATTATATACTATTTGTGGTTGTGGTTGTGGTTTCCAACCAAATGACAGTGATTGTCCCAAACCAAGTGATTTTTCAATAAATTTTTCAGGATCAATAACCCAAATTTCTGGACCTACATACAAAACAGTAGGATATTCAGTTGACGCAAGGCATGTATACTTAAATTTTTTTTTATTATTATAACGAATATCTAAATAAAAATTAAATCTACTAATAAAATTATTTTTAAAATTAATTTTCATTTTATTACTCATAATTTCTTTGAAATAATTATCAAGAACTGAAACATCTAACACATTATGTCTATTTTTTTCCTCTTCCTCTTCCTCTTCCTCTTCCTCTTTGTTTTCCAGTTTCAACATTTGATCTAAAATCAAATATTTGCGTTTTTCAAATCTTTCTTTTAGTTTTTTTTTATAATCATCTATTTTTGTTTCAAGAGGTTTTCTCGTTGGATAATTATTTGTACGAGCCGATTGTTTATCAATAAAAAATACCTCATCTGCGGTACTTATTCTAACTTTTCTTGTAGGACTATCATTTTCTTCTCTTCCATCATCATCTTGCCTTACTCTTTTTGACATTCATCTATTATAATAAGATATTTTATTACACCGACCAAAAAGAAAAATGAGACAAAACTCATTCTAAATTTTGGCGACTGGAAGCATTATCTTCCGTAAAATCAACTGATTGTCTTACTTTTTCCATTTCTTTTTTGGTAGTTGAAATGGTGAAAGACGAAATACAAAATTCACTTGGTCTCTGTTGTTTATAAATCCAACATTTTCCCAAATTCATTATGTTTATTGCGGAATTAGCGTCCCTTGTTCTAAATACGATTTTTTTGTTTTCGCAACTCACGCAGTTAGAACACACTAAAAGACGAAATTCCTCTTTGTTTTCCTTGTTTCTGTAATGTTTCAAATCTTGGAAACAATCACAACATTTCTTACTTGTATTACATTCGTTAATTGTGATTGTATCATATCTTTTATGTATCAATTTCCTTAATCCTTTATTCATCGTAGGCATAAAATGCTTCATTTGTGAAGACCTACTCCAATTTCCATAACAAATTAAAATATTTTCTCCAAATGTATTTTCTATGTTATTTAAAAAGGTATCTATGGATTTATTACCATACGAGTATTGCCTAAATTTCATTTTTCTCCATACTTCCTTCTTGTAAAATTCAGATGTTTGTTTATTCAACCTGTCTTTCTCAATCAAATATTTCTTGAAACAATCGTAATTTACTGATTTGCCATTTTGTAAAGACAATGCAGTTTCATACTCATTTATGTTATTTATTTTCTTTTCTCGTTGTAATATTTGTTGGTTTCGTTTTGCCATACTTTCCTTTTTTCTTTGTTGTGCTGTATATTGTAATTTATTACCTAACCCATCCATCATATATACCAAAGAACGCTTACCAGGATCTAACCCTACTATATTTCTTGATTTCAAATTTTCTAATTGTTGTTTATCCAATTCTTCAATACTAATATATTCAAAATCTTCACTATTTACTTGTTTATTTTTATTTTCTTCTCCTTTACAATCTTTCCTTATAAATAATAAAGAACAACTAATACCGTCTGTTGTTATTTCATTATGAAAAGTATAATGTTTATTCTTGAATAATCTATGTTTCATATTCAATAAACTACTCCAAAGAATACTTTGAAAATTTGTAACCTTTTTCAAAATTTCTCCTTTCTTTTCTCCGTCAGGGCAAAATAATTCAGCAATACAGGAACTATCAAACTTAACATTCTTTGGAATAATATTGTTTCGTAACGGTAAAGGTTGGAATAACTTATTTTCCTGTGTTTCTAATACAGAATTCATATACAACAACCCTTTCAAATACTCAAATTGTCTTCCTTTCACATCATAATAAATGGATTGTTTGATATTTATTGGAAAAATATGAGGTAAATGAGTAAGTTTCCATTCATTAAATTTTTCATTTGTTTCTTCTAACATTAGCACTTTATGCTTGAATTCAAACAATTCTTTTTTATCTTCTGTAATTTCATTCGTGGTTTTATTGATAAACCGGAGAAAATGTTGAATAAAATGTTCCTGTATATTGGTGGAAATACAAACTTGAATTTGCTCTGCTATAATATTTATCAAATGAGATTTATTTACTAAATTAGTTTTGGCGTGATTGAGAAAAGGTTGATATTCTTTTGTATAAAATTTTTGTAAAGTATCCAAAAGTTGTGTATCTTTGGATTTTCTACCACTATTAGATTTCGTTCCTAATGTTTTGATGCAATATTTCACAAAAGTGAATTTATCATCAAAAACTGGAAGTGATATATTGTTATGGAAACAATAAAGAATATATAATCGGATAAATTGATACGAATGAATAACCAAATCATTTATTTCAAAAACTAAATTAGTAATAATTGGTTGAACTTCTTTATATTTCAATAAAACAGATTTGAGTGTTGTTTTGATGGTTTTGAATTTAGATTTTTCTAAATTACGGAAGGTTTTGAATGATTCTTTCTTTTTCTTTTTTACCATTCTATATATTTACTAAAGATTTTATTTTTAAATAATTTACTTTATAAATTAAATTATTCAATTATTCCTAAATATTTTATATTTTGTTGAAGTTTTATAAATCCCATTTTCAACTTTTGTAAAAGTTGTTCCACAATCAAATATATAATTTTGTTGTCGTAAAATACTTCTAATAATATTTAAATAAGGACGCTTACATTCAAAATTAGGTTTGAAAGAAGAAATTGTAGAACAAGCAAAATATTTTTGTATTTCTTCTTTTAAATTCAATATTTTATTTTGTTTTTCTACATCTTCATCTAAATCACAAAGTAAAATAGTATTATCTTCTTTTAAATCTAATATGGTAATAATTTTATTACATATTTCTTCCCTTTCTTTTTGGTATTTTTCACTTAATTTAATCCTCATTATATAAAATTAAGCAAATTATTTTTAATACATTTTGTCTCATTTTTCTTTTTGGTCGGTGTAATAAACAGTTGTTGCTAAATTTCCCCTTTTACGTGTAAACCTACCAGCAGGATATTTTATTTTCCTCGTACGATTTTTCTTTTGTGTTAAATAAAAGAACTCCTTTATATGATACATAATCTTTTGTGAAATATAAATATCGTTTTCATAGATTTCTTTTGTCGGAGGAAAGAAAACATTTCCTTCTTTTGAAAACTGTATATATAGCAAATCAGCAAGAATATATTGTTTTTCTTTATCAATTAGGTCATTACATAAAGAGGACTTCATAAAACGGTCAATAATCGTATTTTTAGATAAATGGTGAATATATGATGTAGGTTGGATATAATAAACTCTATCATTATTCATTTCATAAAAATAGGTATTATCAATAAAACATATTTTGGTTTTTTTTGGTAAAAGAGTACAGTTAATAAAATCCTTATGTGTTTTATTATTTGTCGTTCTCGAAAATTCTACAATTTTATTATTTATTTTGAATGCGCATATAGTTTTATCAAATAATTCACTGGTTGTTTTTAATTTATAATCAAAATATTTCGCTATCATTTTACACCATTCTTGAGAACATTGATTATTAGTATAAATATATACCTTATCACAAACACCCTTTTTCTTTTTATTATAAATAAATTCCAAAATCAATATAATTCCATATCTTAAAAATTCAGGATATAAATCAAGTAATTTATTAAAGTCGACGTTTTTCGTTTTTTGAAAAGATATTATTGTTCTCCACAATATGTCTAAATCAGAAAAAGAGCCAAGGGTTTCATCTAAGTCAAATGCTATAACAACAGGAACTGGCTTAAATGTTATATTAGTGGAAAATTGTTTACCCTTATAAGTATTTATTGTTTTTATCGTATTTATAGTTTTTATTTCTTTACCAGTATTACATGACATTATAATATATGAATAAAATAATATATTATAATTTTATAATTTGCAGTTACAAACCAGTTCCTGTAGATCCAAATCCACCATTGCCTCGCTGAGTAGTGGACAAATCACTCTCGTCGACACTTACTACATAAACTGGACATAAACTTGGATGACATACTTGTACTAGACGTGTATATTGATCAACAATATATGTAGGTTCTACTAGTTTCAGACAACGAAAGGCACCGATTAGAGAACCACGATAACCACTATCAATAATTCCAGTATGATTAGCTAACATAAGAGGCGTTTTTGAAATGCTTGAACGAGGATGAATATTAAATGCA